TTTCCACTAGGCTCTGCGCATAGGCCCTGCGCTCCTCTTTTGTGGAGCCGAATGTGAAGTACGGCAGACAATCAAAGGGATCGTTAAAGCTCAAGGGTGACTGCCAGAACATCTCGCTATCTTTTATTATTCGTTCGACGTTCGCGGTCCCGTAGGCGCCGCTGAAAGACCGATATTTGTACAAGGCCTCGTCAAAAATCGCTTTGTCAGTCATGACCGTCCCACCCCCGATGTGAAATAAGGGCGGTAACCGAACAACTTGCCTGTGGCTACCCTCCCCGCATGGCCTGGATCACCGATAGTCTCCGAGGCGCGATCGAGGCAGTCGGCCGCCTGAACCCCTTCACTCGCGGAGGCCTCTCAGGCTCTACCGCCCTCCCCGGCATCTTCACCCACCAGCTTGCTATCGCCGCCTACATGGCGTCCGGCATGATGAAAAAGGTGATCTCGATCCCCGCCGAGGATCGGGTCCGCGAGTGGCGCGACTGGCAGGCCGACGCAAAGGTCATTGATGCGATCGAGGCAGAAGAGCGGCGCCTCTCCCTTCAGGCCAAGGTGCAGGAAGCCGAGAACCTGCGCGGCATCGGCGGCGGCGCCCTCATCATCATCACCGCCGGTGACCATGCAAGCGAACTCAAGCCCGATCAGGTCCGCAAGGGCGGCATCGTCGCCATCAACGTCGTCTCCCGCTGGCAGATCACTGGCAAGGACTGGATCAAGGACCTCGCGTCCCCGCGCTACGGCGAACCCACCACGTGGGAAATGCAGGGCGACAAGGGCGATCAGGTCCGCATTCACCCAAGCCGCGTCATCTGTTTTCGTGGCGCCCGCCTGCCCGCCGGATCGGCAGTGGCCGACGACGAGGCGTTCTGGGGCGATAGCCGCCTGCTGCGCGTCTACACCGAGGTTACCCGTTCCGACGAGACGCAGGCGTGGTTCGCTGCACTGGTCCGCAAGGCCAAGCTCTTGCGCATCGGTATCCCCGATCTCGACAGCCGCGACCCGGAGCAGCTGAACAAGCGCATCGAGGTCATTGCGCTGGGCGAAAGCAGCCTCAATGCCACGGTCTACCGCTCGTCGGGCGGTCAGGACGACGCAGGCGAGACGATCACCGACTATCAGGTGACCTGGGCAGGCATCCCGGCGATGATGGACGCCTTCGACCAGCGCGTCTCCGCCGTGTCCGACATCCCCTTCACCCGCCTGCTGGGCCGCTCCCCCGCTGGCATGAACGCCACCGGCCAGCACGACATGGACAACTGGAACAAGGCGGTTGTCTCCGGCCAGAAGCTGGAGACCCGGCCCTGCCTTGAGCAGCTAGACCCATTCCTGATCCGCTCGGCGGGCGCCGATCCGGCCAAGGTGACCTGGAAGTTCGCCCCGCTCTCGGTTCCGACCGAAAAGGAAGAGGCAGATACCTTCAACGTCACCATGGACGCGGTGACCAAGCTGCAGGCGACCGGCGCGATTCCCGACGAGGCATTCGCGAAGGGCCTCCAGAACCTGATGACCGAGCGGGAGTATATCCCCGGTCTCGACCAGGCGCTTGCGGAGATCCCCGAAAACGAGAGGTTCGGGTTGAACCCGGACGACAACGGTACGGACCCGTCTGCCATAGCGGCTGAAGGAGGTGATCCTAATCTCGAAGGCGCAGGCGGCGCGAATGGAAGCGTGCCGCCTCGCCGGGCTGCCAATGACGGGAAGCCCGCGGAGGCCGAGTAGTGGCCCGCTATGACCTCGCAGCCATGGCGCGCCGGGCCAAGCCGGGCATGCGCAAGCGCTCGATCGTCCTGCGCGACATCGATCCTCCGGGAACGCTTGCAACGAACCTGTTCCGCTCGTCATACCTGCCAGTAGTTCAGGCATGGTCCACCGCTGCCGAGCGCATCATAGCCACCTATGCCGCCACCGTGTCCGAGATGACAACGGACGCCCCTGCCGACGTGCGCGCCGAGATCGACGGTGCTGCCGAGCAGATCAATCGGCTTGTGCTGCTGCTGACACCTGAGGTGCGCGACTGGGCGCTTCGAACGGAGCAGTGGTTCCGCGGCAAGTGGCGCGGCGCAGTCCTCTCGGCCACCGGCGTAGACCTGGACACCATGATCGGCGCCGGTGACGTGCGCGCCAGCCTAGAGACCTCGATCGAGTGGAACGTCGCCCTGGTCAAGGACGTGTCCGATGTGACGCGCCAGAAGATCAGCAACGCCGTGTTCGATGGCCTGCGCAACCGGACACCGGCGCGGGAAGTGGCGAAGACGATCCGGGAAAGCGTCGGCATGAGCCGCAGCCGGTCGGCCCGGATTGCCTCGGACCAGCTCAACAAGCTGACCAGCGCCCTCGCGGATGAGCGGCGACGGGAGGCGGGGATCGACACATGGATCTGGCGGCATAGCCGGAAGGCCCACCCGCGCGCGGATCACCAGGCGCGGGATGGGAAGGAATACACCGATGATACGGCACCGCAGGACCTGCCGGGACGCCTTCCCTACTGCGGTTGCAGATCTCAAGCCGTCATCCACTTCGACGACTGACCGCTGGTTCCCCGCCGTGGATTCGAACCACGATCTGCGCGCTCAAAACACGCGGTCCTGCCATTAGACGAACGGGGATCAGGTGGGCGCCGACAGCAAACCGATGTTCGAATTAACCACCGGCGCCCTGCCTCCGCATTGGAGGCGGTAGGATCACGTGGCGGCGCTGGCATAGCCCCTGGACCACCATCCCGACTGACGCAGCGCTACGTCAGCACCGCACTTTCGCGGCTGTCATGAAGCGCCCTTGGCGGCATGGACTCTCCGCCCATGTTGCTCCTTGCAGTTCCGATTACCAATCGGGTGCTTGCCTCAAACGCTAAACTCGTTGCCGGTCTTTCCCGACTGTCAGGAGGGGTTAGCTCCACCGATCATGATCGCCTCCGGGTTGGGATTGCCGTGGTTCACTAGAACGATGTTGCGAGAATAGATGGTGGCATCTATATGTCAATAGATGGTGGCAACAAAAATCACACTCTCGACTCCATTGGTGGTGGCAGATACCCCTCCTCGTGTGGGCAGGATTCGCATCAACGATCCGGAGGAAAAGGTGACGGCGCGGTTTGCGTCGGGCACGCTAGCGCGCATCAAGTCTGCGCTGGGGCCAAAGGAGCCGCAGTCCGAATTCATCCGCAAAGCAGTCGAGCGCGAGCTTGAGCGAAGGGGGAAATAGAGATGGCGAAATTTGTGCTTTTCGAAACGGGCAATGGCACTCGATACATAAACCCTGACCGCGTGCAGCAGGTTGGCGAGTTCCACTCGAGCGACGAATATCAGAAGGCCTATCTGTTCTTCGAGAAAGGTGATGGGCTAGTTGTGTTCGGCTCGGCCCAGGAAGTCGCCGAGAAGCTATCTGCATGACGCCGCTCGAGCGGGCCGCTAACGCAATCGTCGCCGATTACGAGCGTCAGGTGCAATCTGGTGAATTTGTGCGCCAGGAAAATGGCGACATCAAATTGAACGCAAGCGCGTTCGCCCGCGCCGTCCTTAAGGCTATCCGGGAGCCGAGCAAAGCAATGACTGATGCTGGCGGTGAAAGGGAGTACGCTGGCGAGGCTGACGGCGAGGACGTGAATGTCAGCGCGGGCGATTATGCCGCAGGTGTTATCTACCGCGCCATGATCGACGCAGCACTGGAGGAAGGGTGAAACCACAGCGATCCGCGACAATCATTGGCAATTAGCGTTGACTACGGCAATGGCGCTTGATGTTTCTTCGCAAATTGATCGCAGTCGCCATCATTCTCTTGCTCATTGCCGCCGTTGTCGCCGTTTGCGTCATATCGATGGCCTCGGAAAGTGGCCCTGCGGACGCGCTTCTTGAACCGAATGACGCCGCAGTTCACGGTAGGTGAGATAAGGCGGGTGCTTCAACGGCGGTAAAACCATGCCTCGCGCGCGAATACCGTGCGGGGCATGCTCTTCGACCGCGCACAAATTGCTGGATCAGCCCGCATCACCAAGGACGGGTACTTCGTCGCTGATGCGCTGGTCGCGCGTGCCGACAACATCCAGGATTACCGAGCCGCCGAACTCGAACTGACCGACCGCGATCCGAATGAGATCGTCCGCGTCTTCCGTCCGGCCTCCGAGGTCTTTCACCGCGATTCCATGGCGAGCCTCGCCCATCGCCCCGTCACCATCAAGCACCCATCGACGCCGGTCCAGTCCACCAACTGGAAGCAGTTGGCCGTGGGTGACGTGGGTGACGAAATTCGCGAAGTCGCCACGAGCGACGGCAAGTTCATCCGCGTGCCCATCAAAATCATGGACGCCACCGCCATCGAGCAGGTGCAGTCTGATCACGCCGAGTTCAGCCTCGGCTACACCGCCGAAATGGTCGCCGATGCAGGCGAGCACAACGGCCAGCCCTACGACTTCGTGGCGAAGAACTTTCGCTACAACCACCTCGCCGCCGTACCCGTAGCTCGGGGCGGTTCGAGCCTGCGCATCATCGATGAGCGCACCACTCCACCGGAGAAACCGAAGATGAAGATCACGATCGGCGACGCCAAGGACGTTGACCTGAGCGACGGCGCGGCTGTTGCCCTCGCGGTCGGCGCCCTGAACACCTCGCTTGCGGATGCACAGACCAAGGTGGGCACGCTCACCGCCGATCTGGCGACCGCCACCACCTCCATTCAGGCCAAGGATGGCGAGATTGCCGCCCTGAACGCCAAGCTGGCAGACGCCGAGGTCACCCCGGCCAAGCTCCAGGCTCTCGCCGACGCCCGCGCCGAAGTGATCGGTAAGGCCAAGACCATCGCGCCCAACATCGTCACCGACGGGAAGACCGACGCGGAGATTCGCAAGGAAGCCGTGACCGCCAAGCTCGGCGATGCCGCCAAGGACATGGCGGACGCGGCGATCGAGGGCGCGTTCGTCGCCTTCACCAAGGACGCGAAGGTCGAGGACAACGGTGTTCAGCCGCTCGGCTCGCCCGTCGTCACGACCGACGCCGCATCCAAAGATGCGACCGACGCCCGCGCCTCCATGATCGCGGACATGCTCAACCCCGGCGCCAAGGCCGCCTGAGGAGGGAACGATGGCAACCTATCAGACCACCTACGAAACCTCGCCTGCCATCGGCCCCAAGGGCCAGATCGCCAACGAGGAAAAGCACAATCAGATCAGCCGCACGGTCTCGACCGCTGGCGGTATCAAGTTCGGCGCCCCCGGCTTCCGAGTGGCGGGTGCTGGCAACGACCATATGATCGCAGCAACCGGCGCGATGGACGACTTCCTCGGTCTGGCCGTGCTGACCGGCGCAGTGCCGCCCGTCGCTGAAGGCTCCACGCTGGTGGACGGCTATCCTGCCCGCTTTACCGGCGCCTTCATGACGGACGGCCACATGTACGTCGAAGCTGGAGGCGCTGTCGCTCCCGGTGACAACGTATTCTACGCCGCCGCGTCCGATCAGTACTTCAACGTCGCCGCCGCTGGCCGCATTGGCCCGCTGCCCCGCGTCGTGTTCGACACCACCGCCACCGCCGCCGGGCAGATCGTCGAGGTCTCGCTCGATCACCGCGTCGTTCCGGCCGCCGCCTAAGGGGGACCCAAGACCATGAACATGCCTTTCAACGACGCGCAGGCGGCCTTCCCGTTCGTCATCGCGCAGGGTCGTAACATCGAGACGCGCATCTACAAGAAGCGCTACCCGACCTTCAACTACAGCCAGATCATCCCCATCGTCACCGAGGGCCAGCCTTGGGCGATCGGGACGACCTTCTTCACGGTCGATTCCACCGGCCAGGCGAAGATCCTCTCCGGCAAGGGCACCGATGTGCCGTTCGTATCGTCCAAGCGCGGTCAGGCAAGCCATGACTACTGGATGATCGGCGCGGGCTGGGAATGGACCCTCGAAGAGATCAACCAGGCCTCGCTCTACGGCATCAACCTGTCGGCCACCGATGCCGAAGCCGCGTCGAATGCTGTTGAGCGCCTGCTCTACGAGACCTTCATGGCCGGCTCGACGGAAAAGGACGTTACCGGCTTCGTCAACGACGCCAACGTCAACGTGGTCGATGCTGCCCAGACCTTCGAGGCGGCAACCCCGCAGCAGGCGGCCGCCCTCGTGAACGATGCTCTCTCGCAGGTTCGCAGCCAGACCAATGAGGTCGAATGGGCCGACACGGTGGCATTCCCGCCCGCCGCGCTCCGCATCCTTGCCACCAAGTCGCAGGGCGCTGGCGATGGCACGCTGACCGTGCTCGAATACATCCGCCGCAACAACATCTACACCAGCGAGAACAACGGCGCGCCGCTGAACATCGTCAGCACCCGCGAACTCGCTGCCGCCGGTGAAGATGGCGACGGCCGCATGGTGGTCTACCGCCGCGACGAGGAAGTGCTTCGCGGCCACCTTCCGCTTCCCCGCCGCGTTCTGGACCCGCGCCAGGCTTCGCTCATGGGTTACGAGCAGGGCATCATCGCCCGCACCGGCGGCACCGAAGTTCGCCTGCCCGGCGCCATGCTCTACGTGGACGGCGTTGCTGCCGCTCCCGAAGCGTAAGGAGAGACGGTCATGACCAAGGTCACCAACACCAGCAAGATCGTCCGCGGCGTGCTCGTCAAGGAAGGCGACAGCACGCGCACGGTCCACCTGAAGCCCGGCAAGAGCATCGAGGCCGACTTCGACGAAGCGTACCTCAAGAAGCTCTCCGGCCGCGACGTGTTCAAGATCGAAAGGTCTGCATCTTCGGATGCAGACGGCGACCTTTCGAGGCTGACCGTCGAAGAACTCAAGGATCTCGCCGCCAAGGAAGAGATCGACCTCGGCGACGCGACCAAGAAGGCCGACATCGTTTCCGCGATCCAGCTGGGTCGCGAAGCCAAGGCCTGACCCGCCACTCTTCGTCTCGACGGGGCCGCTGCTCAACCGGGCGGCGGCCCTTTTCGTGAGGACCATATGCCCTACACCCGCCTCACCCTCGAACAATTCAAGGCCCTTTTCCCAGCCTTCTCCACGCTGACCGAGGACCCGTACGCCGCCTGGGCGACCAAGGCAGAGTCCCGCGTCGGCGAGAACTACGGCGACGAGCAGCAGGACGCGACAGAGCTGCTGACCGCCCATCTTCTCGCGCTCAATGGGATCGGCGGCGCACCGGGCGCGGCGATGCTGGCGGCCACCGGCGCGACCTCATTCAAGAGCGGCACCTTCTCGGCCAGCGTGTCGGATACCGTTGTCGCCCAGCGCGCCAAGGGCGGATACGCGGCCACGGTCTACGGGCAGCAGTTCGCAGAGATCCAGCGGCGGCTGTTCGGCGGTCCGCGACTGGTCGGCTGCACCGGAGTGCCCTGCTGATGCTGGACGCAGCTTTCGCAGGCATCGGCCTTGCGTTCTCGCAGGCTTTCGGTGGCCCGTTCCACCCTGCCCGCACGATCGAGCAGACCGATCCAGTTTACGACGATGGCGGAACGATCATCGAGCCCGGCGGCGTCGAGCACCGGGAATGCAGCGTGCAGATCGACGTGGCCACGCAGGCCATGCGCCAGGCAGAGGGTTTCGTGGACACCGATGTTCGGTTCATTGTCCTTGCTGCCACGCTGGCGGGCCCGCTGGGCACCGAGGCGCGGATCGAGATACTGGAGGGGCCGTTCGCCGGTATCTGGTCGGTCTCCTCCCTTGAGCGCGATCCGGTCGCCGCCGGATGGGTCGGCACGGGGCGCAAAGCCTGATGGCGAAGTCAGGCATCTCGGGGCGCAAGGCCCATGTCGCGCGCCTCAGGAAGCTGGCAAGCCCCCAGACGACCGCTCTCATAGGCAAGGCGTTATACGTTGGCGGCGATCTCGTCCGGACT